CATATCAAACTGTGCAAAGTGGGCTACAACTATATCAGAACCAATAAAATCAACAATCGCCTTTCTCACCTCTGGGAATATAGGTGAATCAAGAACATCTTCAGGTGTAATGCCATGGATGAAAATATTGAAATCATCAAACTCTTCTTCTGGATTGATTAAAGTGTAAAAAGTATCAACAATATTTCCATCTTTAAATTTTACTAATCCGATAGAACAAACACTACCGCGAAAGTCATTCGCAGTTTCAACATCTAAAGCAACATATGAGTAAGACATAGGAGTCTCCTTTCACTCCATCAATGCAAAGTATTCCTCTTTTACCATGATTTCATTAGTCATGGTTTTTAGATTGTAGTAGGACATGAATTTGAGGTAATCAAACTCTGTGGGGTCATCTAAGCTTTCTAGTGCGTCTTTTACGAGATGATGGATCATATTTCTATCAGCTTCGTTTTCACAGCGTAGGCGAGCGTTCTGGTACTCTGAGCGTGTGTGGTCTTTGTGTCCGAGTTCATGCAGTAGTACCTTAACTCTCTCTTTTTTGCTGAGTTTATTAGATAAGAAAGCTGTGTTGGTTTCTTTTTCGTAAAATCCAAGTTCATCAGGTATTAGCTCACCGTCAAAATCGACAATGCGAACCTGAAAATGACTTATAATTTCTTTTTCGGTCACTAAGCAGTACCTCTAATCACCAGCTTCTTTGAGATAACCTTCAATGATAGACTGGATGATTTTTTTCTTTTCATCTGTTAATTCTCGACCGCCAAACATCATGACATTCGATGCCATTTCTTCAACGTTTAGGGTCTTCCCTTGCCATATATACTCTTTTGAATCACCAGCGATGGCAGGATTATCCGTACGTCCTAGCAGATAGTCCGTGGAAACGTTGAAGTAGTCGGCGATTTCTTGGAGACGGTCAGATTTAGGAGTTTTTTCTTTCAAAGTATAGAGATAATTTATACTATAGCCCAAATCTTCGGCAACTTTTTGAAGACTTATTCCTCGTTTTTGAGCAAGCTCCTTAATTTTTTCAAGTGTGGAAAACATTGTCATAGTACCTTTTCTAAGACATGACAAAAAATATTTTATAAAAAAGTGTTATTTTCTATTGACAATAATAACACTAAAGTGTAAAATAGTTTTTGTAAGTTAATGAGTTAGTAAAAAACAAAGTTAAAACTTATCTAAAAATAAATAGCTTTGGCGAGCAAGGAAATTGATAGATATAATGTTTTATCAATGTTTTTAATTATGCTTTCATTTTACACTACAGTATAAAAGTTGTCAAGTATTTTATAAAATAATTTACTAACTCTTTAACTTAACTAATTAAAAAGGAGGAGGTCACATGAGCCAACAACATCGTAAGTGGAACGAGCTCGTAAAGGAGCGAATTGAAAAACGCGGGTGGTCGCAGACGGATTTGGCTATCGTCGTAGGTGTTAGTCCGTCAGCCATCACACAACTTTTTAAAGATGGTAAAGGAAGTGATGATTTGAAGCTTCGTATCAACAAAAAATTGCGAATCAATGAGTCATGGGAGAAATTTGAGGATTAGGAGATGAAGATGGAAGACACTATTACAATTTCCAAAGCGGAACTCGAAACGATGATAGCTGAAGCTATTGCAAGAAATAGCTTGCCGAGAAAAAAGAAAGATTTTAGAGATGTTCATTTATCTGATAATGAAGTTGAAAAAGTAAATAAAAAATATCCACTAATTTCTGAAAGATTAAGTAGGCGCTTCGCTTCGCAAATAACAAATGAACCATCAAGCGACGAACTTAGACTTGGAAGGATGAAACCTAACGATATTTACTCTAGAAAAAGATATGGTTCTGGACGTGATAACTATGTGCATCATAAGATTTATTCTCACGATATATCAGACCATCTTAGACGCATAAGTTTAGCAGTAATGGGGGTAAGCATAATCAAAGATTTAGATGATGATGAATTTGAATATTCCCTCGCAATCTATAACGAGTTTAAAAACCTATTTCTCAAACTTTACGATGAACGATTAAGTGCAGAAAATAAAATTATAGATAACATGGAGTGATTTTATGAACGAAATTTTTAATTTTCACGGGCAGGAAGTCCGTACTTTGACAATTGATGACGAGCCTTGGTTTGTCGGGAAGGATGTAGCAGACATCCTAGGATATAGCAAGGCTAGAAATGCGATTGCTCTTCATGTTGATGAAGATGACGCCCTAAAACAGGGCCTCACAGATAATTTAGGAAGGGTTCAAGAAACTATCATCATCAATGAATCTGGGCTCTACTCTCTCATCTTATCCAGCAAGTTGCCCCAGGCTAAAGAGTTCAAGCGCTGGGTGACATCAGAGGTTTTACCAGCTATTCGCAAGCAGGGTGGATTTATCCGTGAGGATTTGGACGAGGATGCCTTCATTGCTCTATTTACTGGCCAGAAGAAATTGCGTGAGCAACAGGCTACTATGCTGGAAGATATTGACTATCTTAAGAGTGAGCAACCAATTCATCCAAGCTACGCTCAGTCGCTACTGAAGAAGCGCAAGGCTCGGGTCGTGGCTTGCTTAGGTGGTATTGATAGTCCAGCTTATGCGGATAAGACTTTCGCTCAGTCAGTCTTTAGACAAGCTGAGATTGATTTTAAAGACCACTTCAACATTAGTCGCTATGACTTGTTACCGAAGAAGTTTGCAGAAGCTGCTCTTGCTTACTGGATGACGTGGGAGCCAAGCACTAATACCAAGATGAAAATCATGAAATTGAACTCATTTGACGAAGGGTAGGAAGGGGAAGAAGATGGACAATGTTCTACTTTCACTATCTGAATGGATTAAATCCATTATCAAGGACACAATCACAAGGCTGGTTGAAATAGAAAAAGATAGCGACCATTATCCAGAGTTGATGGATGTGAGCACTACCTGTGAATTTCTAGGAATTAAGTATGACACATTTTCAGATAATTATCGTTACATGAAGGGGTTCCCAAAGGAATTACCTGGTAAGAAATGGTCAAAAAGAGCCATCAAAGAATGGCTCTCTAATCAAATATAATAACTTTACTAAAAGGCTTCTGGACAAGGTCTTAGCAAAATTATTTGACTATATTATAGCACAAAAAGAGGATAAAAAACATGAACAATTTACAAATTATCGCAGTAGGCACAGTAGTATCAGTAGTATTGATTGAATCGCTGATGATGAATATCAAGCTTAAAATGGCCATGAGATCGAAAAAGAAGATTCAATTTCAAGCGCCACAAGTTGAAAAAGGCTTTATCGATTTTAAAACTGGTCGACGTGTTGACATTGATCCCGTGACACGAAAAGAAACATTTGTGGATTAAAACGGAGGGTATCAATGGTAGTTAAAAACAAGCGATACTACTGGATTCAACTAGCTCAGGATTTTTTCAAGTCTAAAGAAATGAAATTGCTTCGTAAGATTGCAGGCGGTGATACGCATACCATCATCTATCTCAAAATGATGTTGATTAGCCTAGAAGATGGTGGGCACATATACTATGATGGACTTGCTGATAATCTAGCTGAAGAAATCGCTCTTGTTATTGATGAGAATGTTGAAGATATTAAAATCACTTTGATTTTTTTGGAGAGTAAGGGCTTGCTGACTAGAAAAAATGATAGAGATTATTTCTTAGAACAGGTTCCTGAGATGGTAGGTAGTGAGACTGCGAGCACTCGCAGAAGTCGTAAGCATAGAGAGTTGACAGCGTTGCATTGCAACACCATTGCAACAACTTGCAACGGAGATATAGAGAAAGATATAGATACAGAGATAGAGAAAGATGTAGATGAAAATCCAGTCACACTCATCGTCGAAGAATATCAATCTCGTATCGCTCCGTTGGATGGAACTCAATTTGAACTCTTGAAAGAGTTCATCACATTAGATGGCATGGAATCGAAAGTTGTCCTGAAAGCAATTGGTCTTGCAGCTGACAATGGTAAAAGAAATTTCAGTTATATCAGAGCGATTTTGACGAATTGGAAGAATGATGGAGTTTTGACGATTGCAGCAGTCGAGGAACGTGAGAGAGCGTACAAAGAAAGTAAAATCAGCAAACGTCCAGGTAATCAGAAATCAAATGTTCCTGAATGGTCACAGCCTAACTATGTCAATAATACTAGTGATGAGACCAAGAAGGAGCTCGAAGAGCGTAAACGTGAACTACTTGAAAGGCTTGAAAATGGAGGTGACTGATGTTTATTTTAAAACATGGGACAAAAGAGGATAAACCGTTCTTGATGTCTGTAGCTATTAGTGTGACTGGTATTGATATCTCGTATTCGGACGAGCGGAAAGCTATGCGGTTTATTTCTCGTGCGGTTGCGTTGCAGGTTGGCAAGGCATTGAGAGCGTCCTTTGGGAATTTCTATCCAGTGGAGGTGGAGGGATGAAAGATATCAGAATACTAGATGCGTGTTGTGGGTCTAGAATGTTTTGGTTCGATAAAAAGGAACCACACACAACATACATGGATAGACGTGAAGAGGAATTTGAGATTCACAAAAAGAAAATCAATGTTAAGCCAGATATTGTCGCAGATTTTCGAGACATGCCATTTGATGACGAAACATTTAACCTTGTTGTATTTGATCCGCCTCATCTTCTATGGGCTGGTCAGAAATCATTCATGCGTGCTCAATACGGACAACTAGATTTACTGACTTGGAGGTTAGATTTACAACAAGGTTTTGAAGAATGTTTTAGAGTCTTGAAAACAGGTGGAACACTTATTTTTAAGTGGTCTGATGCTCAAGTGAATGTTAAGGAAATTTTGGAATTGGTTCCGCATCAACCGCTTTTCGGTCAGCAACGTGGGACAACTCACTGGATGGCTTTTATGAAATTTTAGGAGGTATTGATGTTAAATCTTTACTTCGTCTATAACGGGCACTGTCA